CTGCTGCTCCGACTGCACAGTTTGTGACGACCGTCCGAGACTTTGTGGTTGCAGGGAAAACCTCGACGTATCCGAATCGGCTTTACTGGTCTGACATCAACGACGAGACCGACTGGACTCCTGGTGCTGCAAGCCAATCCGACACACAAGACATTCCAGACGGTGGCGAGATCCGCGGCATCACTGGTGGTGAGTTTGGCATCGTGTTGCTGGAACGCTCCGTTGTACGGATGACGTATGTTGGCGCTCCGCTGTTCTTCCAGTTTGATAACGTCACTTCGGCTCTCGGGTGTTATGAATCCCGTTCTGTCGTGCGGTACGGGGCGCTGACGTATTTCCTGTCTGACGATGGTTTCTACATGACTGACGGTCAGCAGGTGAAGCCTATCGGGAGCGAGCGGATAGATCGGTGGTTCTTTGATAATTGCGATCCTGGTAAGTTTGACCAGATGTCGGCGGCAGTTGATCCAATCAACAAGACTGTTACGTGGTGCTTTACAGACATCTTCGCCAACAAGCAGTTGTTGGTTTATAACTGGTCTACGGATAAGTGGAGCCACGGCGACACGACAGCAAACTTCATTGCGACAATTGCCTCCACTGGAAAGAGTCTGGAAGTCCTGAGTGCAATGTATCCGACGTTAGATTCGGTTCCGGCTAGTTTGGATTCCCGTCTATGGGTTGGCGGTAAACTTTTAGCTGGTGGGGTGAAGGGTGCAAAAATTGTATCGTTTGGTGGTTCGGCACTTACTGCTGAGTTGCAGACTGGCGATATTGAGGCGCAGGGTCTTGAGACTCTCGCAACGCTTGCAAGGCCGATCATTGACGGTGGATCAGCGACCATTGCGATAGCGTCAAGAAAACGGCTGGACGGGAACATCAGTTATGCGAGTCCTGTTGCTGCTGATTCTGACAATCGCGTGTCTCTACGCAGTCGCGGGAAGTATCATCGTTTGTCTGTTGTACCAACTGGCAACTGGTCAAGCCTAGTCGGTACTGATCTCGATCTCGTTCCCTGTGGGGGTCGATGATGTTTCGTCGGCTACCTCAACAAGGTGGCAATCCGCGAGAGACTGCCGAAATCGTCAACCGGATTCTTGACGGTAAGGTTAACTCTGTCGGTCTGCTTACTATTGCGACCGGCAACGCCACTACAACCACCCTGTACGACGCCAGGATCAGTCCTGACAGCATTATTCTGTTCGTCCCCTACTCTGCTGCTGCCATAGCAGACGCAGTGCCTTACGGGGCGTTTCAAGACACTACAGACCAAACAGCGGCAAGCACTACCGCAGCCTATGCTGTTACGTTGAACACGACGGACTTTGCCGTTGGTGTTGCGATTGTCAGCAACTCGCAGATTACTGTTAGGTCTGCTGGTATCTACAACATCCAGTTCTCGTTCCAGTTCGCCAACACCAGTGTTTCAATCCAAGACGTAGACATTTGGTTTCGCAAGAACGGGACTGATGTTGCTGGGTCGAACAGTAAGTTTTCAGTCCCTAACAGTCATGGCGGGACGGACGGGCATCTGATTGCTGCGCTGAACTTTTACATCCAACTGGCAGCAGGCGATTACGTCCAGATCATGTGGGCGACAACTTCAACGAATGTGACGCTTGAGCAGTTGCCAGCGCAGACAAGTCCGACTCGACCGACGACGCCGAGCGCGATTGTCACGATCAACAAGGTGGACGAGTCATCCTCGTCTGACATTTACGCATCCAATCAACTACAGGGCGAATGCACAGTCAATCACTTTGCAAACGCAACAGCGGACAAAACCTATCGTTATGTCGTACTTGGCTAGGTACGTAAAACCGGAGGAATTGCGGTCAGTCTGGGATCAAGTTAGACCTGGGTTGTTGGAGGTTAAAGAGGCAAGTAACGAGCCTTGGATTCCAGAGGATGTTTACGCTGACTGCTTCGCTGGAAGATCGATGTTGTTTCTGCTGGGGGATGGGTTTGGAGTAGTTCAACCGCAGGGCGATACGCTTCATGTTTGGTGCGGTTGGGGTGCGTGGATGATGGATGACGGGATGGCTGAATTATTTGCGATTGCCAGACAGGGTGGAGCGCGTAAAATATCGTTTGACTCTAATCGTCCTGGCTGGCAGCGGGTGGCTAAAAAGTACGGATTTCGTCCGCGAAAGTGGATAGCAGAGGTGTGACATGGCAGGTGGTGGTGGTCAAACAGTCAGTCGGACGGAGCTTGATCCGACCCTTCAGCCTTTTGTGCAATACGGTCTGAGCGAGGCTCAACGACTGTATCAAGGGCAGCAACCGCAGTATTACCCCGGTCAGACCTACGTCGGGCCGAGTGCTTATACTACGGAAGCCATGCAAGCCGCAGCCGAGCGTGCGAGGATGGGTTCTCCGCTCACACAAGCCGCGCTAGGCCAGCAACAGGCGACGGTAGGGGGTCAGTATCTCGGTGGGTCTCCGTTCTTCCAAGGAGCCTTCCAAGCCGCTGCACGACCGCTTGAACAGACGTACATGGATGCCATCAACCGAGCTAGGTCTGCTGCATCGTCTGCTGGCCGATACGGGTCAGGTGCGATGGGTCAAATGGAAGGTCGAGCAGAGGGTGCGCTTGCGACGGGTCTGTCGGATATTGCCGGGAAACTGGCTTACGAAAACTACGCTCGTGAGCGATCCATGCAAGAAGCCGCAGCGACTCGTGCTCCTGCGATGGCTGAGACTCAATACGGTGACATCCAGAGGCTTGCCAATGTCGGGGCGATGTCGGAGGACTATCAACAGCGGCAGATGGCAGCAGACATTGCTCGATTCAATTACGGTCAACTTGCGCCCTATCAAGCCTTGCAATCCTTCCTTGGGTCTGTGTATGGCGCTCCGTCAGGGATGATGGCGACTCAGCCGGTAATCGGTAATCCGCTGCTTGGTGCGCTGGGCGGCGCTGCTGCTGGCTACGCTCTCGGTGCCCCGCAGGGGTACGGTGGCGCTGGTGCTGCTGCTGGTGGTTTGTTGGGTGGGTTTGGGAGCCGAGCATGAGTGGAATGGAGCCGATCATAATGGGTGCAGTCGCTGGTGCTGCGCTCAACCGGGATGACCCGATGAAGGGTGCCATGATGGGTGCTGCGCTAGGCGGCGGTGCCGGTGCTCTGTTGGGTGGAGTGGGTGCGGCGGGAGCGGCAGAGGCAGGTGCTATGGGTGCTGCTGAAGGAGCAATGGCTTCCGACGCTATCCCAGCGTTTCTTGCAAATCAGCCAATGGGTCCGTCCGGGTTGATGCCGGTTGATGTGGTTCCCGTGAATGCTTATCCGGCAGCGGAAACGATCCCGGTGTTTAACAATGAGGCAATCGCACGAGCCTCAATGGGTGGTGACTACACTGGCATTGGCTCTGGGACATCTGGCTCGTCTATGTACAGTCCATTCGGTGGCATGATTGGATACGAGGAAGCAGCAGGAAAAGAACTGGCAAAGGCGCAAGCAAAGGACATCATGATGCGTGGTGGTATGCCATCACTCGGCGGGGCAATGAATATGCTGGGTCAGGCTCAACCTCGAGCCGGGATGCAAGCACCAGGAATCCGCAGAGGACAGCCCCAGGCAGTCAACTACGGTGGTCTTGCTAGTTTGTTGGAACCTAAACTTGTAGAGAGGCGGCGACTTTCGCTGTTGTGACATGGATGAAATTCTCGCTCAGTTGTTCCCGCAAGCACCGTCCTACTTCCCCGGTCTGCTAGGTCAAGAGCAGGCCAACCTACTTCAGCAGCAAGCCCAGCGACAGGGTTTGCTAGGCATCGGCATGGGGTTGTTGCAAGCCGCAGCCCCGTCTACCACTAGGCCGAGTCTCGGTGCTGGTATCGCGCAGGGGTTGGCGACTGGTCAGCAGATGGCGCAGAACGTCTATGCTCAACGGTTGCAAGAAGCACAGATTGCACAGAAGCTGGCAGAGCAACAGCGACAACTTCAACAGCGAGAAACAATGCGGAGATTGTTCCCGCAAGTGTTTCAGCAGACTGTCGAGCGTGGTGCGGTGGCTGGCGAAGAAGGCCCGATCCCGACCGCTCAACCGCGTGTATCGATTGACCCGCACAAGCTATCAATGCTTGCGATGGCATCCGATAACCCGCTTGATGCTCTTAGCAATATTGGGAAAACTGTTCAACAACTTCGTCAAGCTGGGCTGACTACCGGAGCAATTGGAGAAACTGACCCGTTTACTCCGTTCCTAGCAAGCGATAACGAAAACATCAGGAACATGGCGGCGAACTATTCGCGCTCGTTTAGAACTGGTGCGCTCGATGAGCCTGCAATCAATCGTGCTGTTGAAGTGATGAGCAAGATGCTGGAAACAGCAGGCAAGCCTTCATCACTTCGTGCAGATTATGAGTATGCAATGGCTGATCGACGTAAGCGTGGACAGCCAGAGACTCCGTTTGAACAGTGGGCGATTCAACAAGCACAAGCAAAAGCAATTCAAGT